CTCGCTGAAGAGTAAACAATAAGAAAGGGGTCTTACGACCCCTTTTTTTTAGCCTCCCCTTAGTCTGGGGTTATCTGATGTCTTGAGTCTCTTATTTACAAATTGAGAAGATCGTTTATAATTCATTGCTTTCTGCATATCTGACACAACTGAGTTTAAGTATATTGGTCTTACAACTTTAATCTTTCTCTTCGATTCATTTATATCCAATTCATACATGTAATTTGATACTGGAAAAACATTTTCGTGAGTTATAATATTACCATTGGCATCTTTTGCAGTTCCAGCCTCATCAACACTCACTATAGGATCTAAAGACCCACCGTATGAGACGGTTGTTTGTCTTACTTGGTTTCTTTCCAAATATCTTATACTAAAGTTAGAGTCCACTACTAATCCAGGCGGAACTACTAATCTTCCATGATCATCTTGAAGACCTTTAGTTTCGTAGTGATGTATCTTTTCCAACTCTTTATCACTACCATACTTGTCTAGGAGATAATTTCTAAAATCATTCTCTGTAAGAGGCCATTGATCTCTTATTCTTGTAATATTGTTTGCTATCAATACAACCCAATCGAACCTTGGATCTCCATATAATTTTTGTGCAACTTGCTCAGGTCTTCCGTCACCTACGATTGTGTAATCATCGAAAGCGGTGACAACAGACAACATATCTTCACGAATCTTCGCTCTCTTAAAAATATTCTTAACTCTTATGAACTCATCATTAGAGTTTCTATCAGGAGATCTAGAAACGTAGTTTATTTCTGGTAGATAAGAAAAGTATCCTTGCATTTTAGTATCCTACGTCAGCTGAATAAGGTGTATCTTGTCTAATAACACTTATAGGCATTAGATCACCCATTGGATTATTTTCACTGAACCTTCTCTTATCAATTATATCATCACTATAATCTGTATTGTAGATAGGTTCTAATTCATTAAATTTAAGTGACATCTGTACAGAAACAGGCATACCACCTTCATATGCCATCCACATTCCCTCTGGAGTGTAGTTGATATTGATGTCTGTTAAAGCACATGGTTTAAATTTATTTACACCAAGAATATTTCTATTACCAGCAGTGAGATATCTTAATCTGAATATGTTTGGAGTTCCTAAGAAGTAACTAGGACCACCAGCTCTACCAGTATTACCAGCAGACTCACCAGATTCTCCTGATGCCAACTTAGATAACTTTCTGGGAGCAGACCATTGTTTCAATGCACGAAGAATCATTCTTACATTTCCTGCCTCTCTCCTATCTCTTGGACTCATCACCCATGAGAACTCGAAACTTCTTAAAGATACACCAGCAAACATTAGTTCTGTATTTGCGTTTGCAATAACACCACCAGATCTTGCTAGGATGGAGTCTGCACTAACATCATATCCCATGTTACCCACCAACTGACTGATCTCATTCGCCATCAGTTCTTGTCTACCAGCTCTTTGTGTCAAAGATCTACCAGTATTGAGTGCATTACTAAAAAATGCAGTAATGTTTCCCATACCAAGTTTGTTTGCAAGAATCTTAAGTGAACCTTGACTCATGGATTCTCTTATAGCTTCCATTGCCTGTAGGTTCATATTATCTTCTTCCCAGTTTCTTGAGTTACCATCAATCATGTTATTAGGCATTGGTAATTTTATACCAGCACCTAATTTCTTTCTGTATGGTGAGGATCTTTGAATACCATAAGCAGATCCTACGTTACCAGATTTCATTGCGGTAGCATATGGTGGTTGATATGAATAACATTGAATACTAAAGTGATCCTGTTGTAGAGACATATCCATAGGATACTTAACAGGTGTGGTAAACATGATATCATTATCTGTATCGTAATCATGTAAACCTCTAGTTACCATACCAGTGATACCACCAGCCTCTTCTTTCTCTAATTGTTCACTTCTATCATATTGATCTTGTAATCTATTAATTCTTGCCCATAGAGCTCTTTTATCTCTTCCGTTTGCCCCTGCTACTTCTTCTTTAAGTCTAGCAATCTGATCTGGTATGCTGTTTGTATAGTTACCCTCATCTACTTGGGAGAAAGCTGGAACCTCTTCTCCAGTTGCTAAAGCATGTTGTCTTACATTTTCTTTTAGTTGATCATTTAAAGGTCCTGAATATCCTATGATTTGAGGAGGTGTAGAATCATCATATATTGGTGCTATTCCATCTATTGTTGCAATGTTTTTATAAGAACCTCTACCAACTTGCTCTGTTCCAGGCGGTGTGATAGGTCCTAACCACACTCCGTCTTTGTATATTGGTTCTGCGTTAGGTAATACTGCACCAGTGTAATCTGTAGGAAGAATTGTGACTTCACCATCTTTGATGAAAGTTTTATAAACTACATCTCTACCATCAACTTGCTGCTTAATCTCAGGAGTATCTACTTCGTACCCATATACATCTGGATCATTTATAAATGCTTCGGTTTCGGCCATTACTTTCTGTGTTTATTCCAGTTAAATGCTCTATGCTTTGGATACTTCATACCTCTCCTATCTATAAACTGTTCTGTAGGAAGTTTAGAGATGTCTCCCCAATTTTCCTCTCTTGGAACTTTTTGTAAGTTTCCTATACCAGAATAGAGATATTTGTGTAGTGTATTTTTAGGCACAGATGCTCCGCCGCCGCTATTTAGTAAGCTCACCGCAATAGAATCACGATAGCCTGGATTTACATAGTGCAAATTGCATCCAAGAAACCCATCTCGATAGAAAGTAAGTGCAACTGCTAGGGGTTGAGTATCCCAAAACTGGTATCTTTCGGGGTATGCTGGACTGTAAGAAAAGAAAAATAGATCCCCAACAGTTATACCACCAGTATCTTGTGCGCTAACATCAATATTCTGCACTTCTGATAGGGCATTAGATAGTGCATTAACATACCATGCACCACTTCTATTTCTATTACTAGCTTGTTTTTTAATATCGTCTGCGATCATGAGATATACCTAAATCGTCTTCAGTCATGATCTTAAATTCATACTTTCTATCAGCACAGTATTGTTCTGCTGCCTTCCACTTTGCTTCATTTACAACCCATGTTTGAACATCATGTACCCATGCCTTAGTTCTTCTCTTTGGATTCTTTGGAGGAGCCTTGCATTGTTTCTTGGGTTTAACTTCTATTACAACAGATCTTTTCTTTCCGTTTGAATCTTGATACTTAATGAAGAAGTCTGGAAAGTATCTGTGCATCTTTTTATCTAAAGGATTTTTGTATGGTATCCAAAACTCCTCCGATTGCCATTGACTTATATTCTCTGTCAGATCGCAGTATTCCATGAACTTTCTCTCCCAAAGAGAGCGATAAATGATCTGAGTGGGATCTCCTTTATACTTTTTAGTATGCTTTGGTTTAAATTTTCCCTTATAAGCCATATACATAGTATGTAAGTCATAACTATATTTAGATGGCTGAGGACAGAAATCAAAAAAACTACTTTCAAAAAATAACTCCCTTTGGTGCTGATATTACGCCTGGAAATATAAAATCCAGAGGTAATGTTGGTATAGATTTTCTAGAGGATTTTCAAACATCGTTGGGGGCTCCCGCTCTATCATCTTTTTACAAAGTCACTATGGATCTTGGGCCTGGTATATCTAATGTTGTACAAGGAACAGTAGGAGGTAGGGATGAAGCGAGTTTAGAGGACTACTTAGCATCATGTGGAGTTTTAGACAATCATAATGGTATTCATAGGTTTGAGTTATTGGCAAATGAAGCAGTATTGCCAGGATCTACTATGTCTGTTGTTACTGAAACTGGAAGTAGACAAGGTATAACAGAAAAGTTTGCATCACAGAGAGCATATAATGATATTGCTATCAGTTACTACATACCAGCAGATTATTCATCTTTGAGACTATTCCAAGAGTGGATAAACTTTATAAATCCATTGTATTTTTCTGCTGGAGAAGGAGAAGAAGCACCAGCAGTAAGAGGAGCCCCTGGCGGATATCCTGATGCTGTAGATAAATATGGTTTCCATAGATTCAGATATCCAAATGAATATAAGAAAACCATGTCGATCACTAAGTTTGAAAGAAATGTTGGATCTTCAACTTCTGAACTTACAGGTAATATGTTTGCACCCAACGCCTTGAGTTATAAATTTATAAACATCTTTCCAACTGCAATACAAGATGTGGCATTGACATATCAAAATTCAACAATTCTACAGATAACAGTTGAGTTTGCCTACGATAGATATGTTATGGTATCTAACTACACTAAGTCTGGATATGAACTAACCACACTACCAACCACTTCGGGACAGAATAAAATTCTAAATCAAATGGATAAAGAAGTTACCGAAGGCAACAGTGGACAAACAGAAGTTAAAGGTAACTTTGATCAGTTCCAAAATTTATCAGATGTAGCTTAAAAAAGTCCTCTAAATAATAAAGAATAATTACATATTATGCCTTTACCTAAAATTACGACCTCTGAGTATGAATTGGTATTACCTTCAAACGGAAAGACTGTAAAGTACAGACCGTTCTTGGTAAAAGAAGAAAAGATACTGATACTTGCATTAGAAGGACAAAATCAAAAAGAGATCACAAACGCCGTAAAACAAGTAATTAAAGAATGTGTTTTGACAAAGGGAATCAAAATTGATACTCTCCCTGCCTTTGACATTGAATATTTGTTTTTAAATATCCGTGGCAAATCTGTTGGTGAATCAATAGATCTTTTAATTACATGTGGTGATGATGGAAAAACTGAGGTTGGAGTTAATGTTCCAATCAATGATATTAAAGTGATAACAGCGGAGGATCATACCACTGATATTGAATTATCAGATGGATATACTGTTAAGATGAAGTATCCTTCTCTCAGTCAGTTTATCGACACTAACTTCTTAGAGAATCAGGATACAGTTGATCAATCATTTAGTATTATAGCATCTTGTATTGATATGGTGTATAATGAAGAAGAGATGTTCTCAGCTTCTGAGTGTACTAAGAAAGAACTTAAAGAATGGGTCGAGTCATTAACATCAGCACAGTTTGCAAAGATTGAAAAATTCTTCCAAACTATGCCTAAGTTACAACATAAATTAGAAGTAATTAATCCAAACACCAAGAAAAAGAACACTGTGATACTGGAGGGACTGGCCGATTTTTTCGCCTAGGTATGTCTCATATAAATCTTGAGACATACTTCCGAATCAATTTCGCACTCATGCAGTTCCACAAATACTCTCTAACAGAGATAGAGAACATGCCTCCTTGGGAACGAGATATTTACGTTGGATTACTCAAATTACACATTGAAGAAGAAAACCTAAAAGCAAAAGCAAGAGAAGCACAAATCAGAAATGGCTAAACTATCAGGACTATTAAAAGGTGCTCAACGCTTTGGTAGGAAGACTGCTAAGGCTGCTAAGATATTTGGTAATAGTAGAGTCGGTAAAGCTCTAACAGGTGTAGCACAGGGTCCTAAAGGTAGAAAGAGTTTAAGTACAGTAAGGAGTAAGATGCCTTTAGCATCTGTTCCACAGATGTTGCAGCCACCAGAACAACCCGCTATAGGTGGTGGTGTTAAGAATCTTCCAAAACTGATAGACAGTAAGATTCAACAAGCGATTCCTAGAATAAAACAGGCAGTACAACCAGAACAACAACAATTTAATCCACAAGGTTTCTTAAGTTCAATATTCTCAGGAGGATTGAATTCATTAAATCAATTCTCAGGTAGTTTAGGTGGGTTGAGATCATCTCTACAGAGCACAATCGGATTCCTTACTGAGGCAAAGGGAATAGTTGTTGATCTCATCAATAAGATGGCCAAAGCAAAAATCGCCAAACCTAGAGGTGGTTTCTTCAAAGGTCTTATAACAAACATTGCCAAGATCGGTTTGATGGCGATGACTATGAAGGCTGCTCCAGCGGCACTCGCCGCAGCTGCTCCGATGTTAGGTAAAGTTGCATTGGGCGCTGCTGTCGTTGGTGGTGCTGGGTTCATTGCTAATAAGGTGTTAGGTAGAAAGAGAAATGATAAAGTAAAATCCAATGATGAGATAGATGGTAAGAGATTCAATCAACTTGTGGAGGACATGGCTTCTTCATTAAGAATATTGGAGAAGAAAACTAGAAAGAAACAAGAAGATAATGAAGAAGAACAACAAGAAGATAATAAAGAAGATACCAAGTCGGATGTAGATGGTGTAGAACAAGTAGACGAACCACCAAAGGTAGAAGATACAGGTGGAGAGACAACAGAACAAAAGAGTGAAGTTAAACCACAAGAAACTGTTACTGGACAACCCAATGCTATATTAAAAACAGATGAGTCTGGTGCAATGACTATCACTCCTACACAAGCAAAGATTGAACATTTGGAAGGGAAGATTGCAGAGGAAAGGAAGGAACTAGCAAAGTATGAGAGTGGCGAAAAGAAAGGTACAAAAAAGAGAGAGTTTATAGAGAAGAAAATTGGACTATTTGAGGACATAATTGAGGATCTCCAACTCAAAGCACAAAAGGGAGATACTGGAGCAGATGGACTAAGAGGAGAACAAGGTGGATCTAATATAACTCAGAATGTTGGAAAAACATTCAAGTTTGATGCTAGTGCATTTAGGAAGAGTCTTGAAGATCCCGCTGGAAACATTGTCATCAATGCAACAGAAACATCAAGTGGAGGTTTAAAAGAGGAAGAGGATAGTGAAGTATCAGGTGGTGATAGTGGTACATCAGAGGTAACAGCTGCCGAAACTACAGACACCAGCACGATTGAAGGTGACACAGGAAATGCAGATGCAATGTCAGAGATTGCCACTGATATATCTCAACCAGCAACAGGTCTTGTGGATGAAGGTGGTGGAAGCGGACAGGTTACTACAATGCCTCTTCCTACAGATTCTAAACAGGGTAATAAACCTATAACTAGAAACAAAACCAAGATGAATAATGAACTACCTATGATCCCTGCCATGAGACTAGATGATATACATATACAACATGCTAAAGCGGTGTTTAATATAGTGGATGCGATGTAATGAATAAATCATCAATTTTAAAAGTAAAACAGAAAGCGTCTCAGGCTGTAACTGGAGCAGAGACTGTAATCACTAGATTTGCTAGATTCATGGGAACAGAGTCTAAGAGTATATCTGGCGGTCTTCCCAGCCAATCGACCATGAAGAAAGCGAGAAAGTTCGCAAACACATTTCATGGCGGTGGTAGTAAAAAGTTAGGAAAGATGTTGATTGGTAGTGCCATAATACTACCAATGGTTTTAGGAACTGCATTGAAAGCCAGAGCTCAGAGTCCAACGGATGTACTCAATAGTCAGTATGGTGGCGATGTAGACGCAATGAAGAAAGATTTGGGTGAAGAAAAGAAACAGTTGGATAAGAGTAAAAAGACACTAGACGAAACTGTAGATGGAAAAGCAAAGGATCTTGATAAGGATCAGTCAGAGATAAGTACAAAGAAACCAGATCAAGCGCCAGAACAAACTCCTGACGAAGAACCTAAAGAAGGTGATGAGGGGAAGACAAGACAACAGTTAAATGATGAGAAGTTTGTACAGTTTGGTAAAGAACCAGTTGATCTTGATGCTTTTCAAGAGATGACAGAGAAGTTTGCTTTCATTGTAAAAAGAGGTGGATTGTTTAATAATGAAGGACCAGGCTTGGGTGAGAAAATCATTAACTTCCTACAAGATACTGGTGAGAAAGTTGTTAATTTTGTGCAAGATACTGCTGAGTTTATAAACAACTCACAAGTAGTAAATTCCATAAGAGATTTCGTTGGAGCTGAAAAAGGTGATGGATATCTTGGACCTAAGTGGTTAGGTATTAAGAATCCTTTTGCCAATAAGACTGAAGAAGAAGTTCAAGAGGAAGTAAAGGGAGAGGTATTACAAGAAGATGGAAGCACGTTAAGAGAGGTTAACCTCACGACAGCGAAACCACTTAAAACTATGTCTGGGGATTCTGTGGGTACTGCAAGTTACACTCTTCCAGAGGAAGTTGCTAAGGATGAATCATTCATGTCTGGTGTAGGCGACCTTTCTGAGAAGTTAAATGTTCCTACAGAAGATCTACTTGCAGTTATGGATTTTGAAACTGGAGGATCATTTGATCCAGCACAAGAAAATCTGGCAGGGTCGGGTGCTGTTGGTTTGATACAATTCATGCCTTCTACTGCTGAGGGATTGGGAACCAGTACAGAGGAATTAGCTGCAATGACCAGAACAGAACAGTTAGAATATGTTGATAAGTTTTTAGAAGAGAACTATACTGGACGTATGGATGGTAAAGAAGGAGACGTTTCTGATTTGTATATGAGTGTATTATTCCCTGCTGCAGTTGGTAAACCAGATGACTTTGTTTTGTTTGGTGAAGGTGCAATGAAGGGATATACTGGCAAAGCATATGAACAAAATATAGGTCTAGATTTGAATAAAGATGGTAGTATAACTAAAGGTGAGGCTGCATCAAAAGTTGTTGACAAATTGAATAAAAACTCAACCAGTGAGGTTTCAGCATCTCAAGTTGAAACATCTGGAGAAATGATGCAAGCAATGACTCTTCCAAACAAATCTATGTCTTATGACCAACCAAGTGGCGGAGGAGGACAACAAACGGTTGTCATGGTGCCACCGATAAACAATAAAGGTGATGCTGGTATGGTAGCTGGTTCAATGGGTGGTGAAATGCAAACAGGTACAGTTCTCATGCCTGCCGATGAGGGTGCAATCATTGCCACTTTAACACTCAATAGTTTAGGTGCTAGTTAATGTCATCACTTTTAAAAACCCACTTTAAAAGAATAATAATAACCCCAGAAAATAAGATTATTTTCAAAAAGGGTGGGTCAAAAGATGAAGAAAAAAGAGAGGTAGATAATCTTGATATCACTGCCTCTGTAGTGTCATTTGATTACTATGAGGATATACTATCACCATCTATTACAGTAGACTTAAAAATATCTACTACTCAAGCATTGTATAGTTTAGTTCCTATCAGAGGATATGAGAGAATAGATATAGTTATTGGAACTGATTACGGTGATATAACATTTGGTGATTCAAATGAAAATCCACTTTATGTTGTTGCTATTGAAAGATTAACACAGACAGAAGGACAGGAGATATTTACACTTAAGTGTTGTACATTGGAAAACTTGAAGAACGAAACTGTTAGATGTAGAAATAGATTCCCCAGAGGACAAATCAGTTCTCATGTAGAGACAATATTAAAGGACATACTTGAGGTTGATGAAGCGAGAATAAAGAAGATAGAACCATCTGCCACTGAATATGGATTCATGGGAAACAATAAAAAGGCATTTTATACTTGTACATGGTTATGCCCAAAGGCAGTGCCTGTGACAGGTAGTGCTACAGGTGAGGCTGGTAGTCAGGCAAAAGGAACTGCTGGATTCTTTTTCTACGAAGACTATGATGGATTTAATTTTAGATCCGTAGATAAAATGATAGATGCTACACAAGTAGAGTATCCAGAGGATATAACTTCTCAGGATCTATCAGAAGAGTATGGAGTAGAAACATACACATATTCTGGTATGATAAGCAGGGATGGTAATGAGAATGAAAAACAGATTATCAACCACTATACTGACAAGACTACTAATCTACAGAAAAATTTAAGGGTTGGTCTTTACAGTAACTTGACATATTTTTATGATCCGTTAAACTGGAAAGCAGATGCAATCCAATTTAACTTAGCAAAGGAAATTGAGGAAGCCAACATAAAGACTGCTGGTGACTCTGTTCCTATACCTCAAGGTGACATAACAAAATTCGCCTCAAGAGTGTTAGTAAGGTTAGGTGATTCGGGAATGTGGGATCACGAATTGAATGAGAAAGGTTCTGGTAGAACCATTTCTGACATGGCAAAGTCGTTCTCTAGATACACATTGCTGTTCCAACAGTCCCTAAATATAACTATACCATGTAATATTAACTTGAGAGTTGGTACACCGATTAGACTGATTTTTCCTAAAGTTGGACCTGAAGAATCAGGTGGAACTGGAACAAAAGAATCTGATCAGGAACTAAGCGGAATCTACTTAATTCGTAGTTTGAGACATCATTTTGAAATTACTGAGGGGCGGAATGTATCTGCTCTAAATCTCGTAAGAGATTCTTATGGAATACAATAAGGAGAAAACTTATGGAAAGTATAGAAAAACACATAGAGGAAGATAGGAAGAAGATTGAAGATCCTACTACTTCACCAGCGGCACGCCGTCATCTTAAGGTTGAACTAGAAGAATTGGAAATCTACGCAGAACATCATAAAAAAGAGATCGAGGCAGGAGATCATCATGATCCTAATGCTTTAGAACTATTCTGCGATATGCACCCAGACGAACCAGAATGTTTGGTGTATGACGACTAATGCTAGACAGTGCTCTTTTACAGACCAACTTCGTTGGACGAGATGGATTCGTATGGTGGATTGGACAAGTTGCTCCTCCTGATGTTTGGAGGGACAAGTCTACCGATCTAGAAGAGGGCTGGGCATTTAGATGTAAAGTTAGAATAATAGGATTTCACTCATTTTCCAAGAACATTTTACCTGATGAGGATCTGCCTTGGGCTCATGTTCTAGTGGATGCCTCTAAAGGTTCTGGACAGGGAATGTTGGGTGAGAGTTCCAGTATGGTTGGGGGAGAAACTGTCTTTGGTTTCTTCTTAGATGGAGAAGAAGCACAACAACCAGTAATTTTTGGTGCTTTAGCAAGAAACGTAAACAGTGAGTTTGGTCCTGCAAACTTTGAGAAACCTCCAGCAAGTTATGGAAATTATCAAGGCAGCACTATACAAGAGGGAGAGAGTATAGCAAATTCAGAGGAAAATGCCTTTGGTGTTGTAACTGGTAAAATATTTGATTATCAACCTACCACTGAATTTATAGCAGAAGAGAAACCAGTAGCGACACCAGAAGAAAATGCTGAGAATAAAGCTGGTGAAATAGAGGAAGAAAAACAATCAGAAGATGATGGAAGTGGAGAAACAGAAGGTGGATTCAAGGAAGATGCTGCAACTAATAACTTTAACAATACACAATTAGGACCTCATACTAGAGATGATGGTTGTGGTAAAGACCCCATAGCAGACATAGCAACAAAGTTAGGTAGTTTCCTAACCACAGTAAACTCATTGACGGAGTTTGCTGGGGTGTATATTGATGCTGCCAATAATCTTATCGGAGACATAAAGAGAATAGTCAACAAGTTCACTAGGTTGATTAGTGCTGCGATAAAGAAAATAATCAATAAGATTAGAGATAAGATAACAAAACTTCTATCGAAAATATTCAGAAAATTACAGGCACTCATAGTTCCAGAACCACAAAAACCTATGGTGTCTAAGGCTCTACAAAAAATTATAGACATCATATTCTGTTTGTTTGACACCAGTTTTGAAGACTTGTTCGACATGTTGAAAGATATGTTATTGAACATGGTAGGAAAGGCAATTAACCCTACAGTTTGTGCTATCGAACAGGCTATAGCTAACCTTTTGGGAGGCATATATGATAGTTTGACCAGATTATTAGCACCAATACTAAACGGATTGGATTGGTTGATGGGTGCTCTAGGTAGTATTGGTGGTCTGTTAGGTAAGATCAGTAGTTATATTAATATGATACTCTCATTCTTAAATTGTACTGGTTTAGCATGTAAAGAATATGAAGATTGGACACAGGGTATGGGTCTAAACACAAAACCAGCTACTAAGATGAGTAGTGTTTTAGATAATATGGAAGTGTTGAAGGGACTAGAACAATTTGCTGACAGTGCTAGTTTCTCAGGAGATAATGAAGACGGAACAGGAGTATATGATGCGAGAGCAAGGTTCTCTATCCTCAGTATGATGGGTGGTGGAATACCTGAGTTCTTCGATTGTAATAATAAAACTCAAAGTCCAAAGACTCAAGATGATCTTGGTCCTGGTATTCCGCCTGGATTCTTTTGGTCAGAGTGTATTCCTCCAAAAGTAGAAGTTCATGGCGATGGAACTAAAACTGCTGCATTAGTTCCAATCGTATCAGCTGATGATGGAAGTATATTAACACTGGAGATTACAGAGCCAGGCCTAAACTACACAGAACCACCAACAATTACCATTGTGGATAAAACTCGTAAGGGTGGTGGTGCTAAGGCCGAGGCAATTATAGATGATGAAGGAAAAGTTGTTGATGTTTACATGCTTTCTGCTGGGTCTGGATACTGTATATCAACTAATGTCATTCCTCCAAAGTATCCTGTAACAGAAGGTCCTACTCCAATAGAGGGAACAGAAGATGTTCCTCCATACATTACATTCACAACGCCAGCTGATGATGCTGTTGGTGTTCAGACAGCTGCATCTCTTTCAATAACTTTTAACGAACCTGTTGTAAAAGGTGTAGGAGAAGTAGTTATCACAGAATCTGTGAGCAATGTTGTACATGAAAGAATCAATATAAAAAACAACAGGATATCATTCTTATCTGATAGAATCATCAAAGTTGATCCAAAGAATGATCTTAAATTCAATACTGAATACTATATTTCAATGTCTGAGGGTTCATTCAAAGACCTTGCAGATAACTCTTTCGCTGGTTTGGCTAGAACTGATACTTATAATTTCACAACTAGGGGAATTTCTGGAATAGGTAGTGAGGCCGTAGGTATTGTTACAAGTCTTGTACCATACAGACCTGGCATCGGATATACGTCAGGTGACTCTGGACAAGTTGGTGCTTGTACATTTGATTTAGTTTTAACTCCAGCTGGATCAATAGTTGGAATTAACAATATAAATTGTCAAGATAAACATAAGTCAATCCCAGAAGTCACACTAAATACGAGAACAGGAAGAGGTGCTCAACTAATACCAATAATCTCCTATAGTCCTAATTTTGTTGCGGACAGTGGAGCTAGACCTTCTGTTGATGGTGGATTTGGTGGTGGAGGAATACCAATTCCCGATGGTGCGAAAGCTGGTGGAAATCTATTTGTTAAGGTGGTCGATTGTGTTTACAGTTTACCTAAGAAACAAATTGGTTGGGTTAATGGAAACCCATACTTCGGACCTTTCCACTTCCACCCAGCAACAGGAACCAAAATGGTTGGTGCTTACCATGTAAACACTCCACATGATATAATATACAATACTAAAGAGGAAAGTCTTGGTCAACCAGTAAGATCAAACTACGTTCCTCCAAGCGAATCAACAAACAATTCTCCTCAGACCACTGAAACTACTAATGTTCCCGACACCACTACAACGAATCAGTCTGACACAAGTGCTGTTGACACAACTCCAACGATCAATAACACACCTCAGCAAACAACTCAACCAACAACTCCTCAACAACAAACTCCGCCACCAACTCCACCAAGCACTCCTCCTCCTAGTACTCCTCCTTCTGGTGGTGGCGGGTCTGGCGGATCGGGTGGCGGAGGCTACGGAGGCGGATACTAATGTCAGATAATACTCAAAAGAAAAATACCAAACAATATTACAAAAACGTGCCTGGATTTAGGGTAGCGTCTGGATTTCCTATAACCAAAGGTGATTTAAAAGGTAAAACCATTGACTACTCAATGGTCACAGATGAAGGGCAGGGAATTGCATTTTATAAAGATGGTACACAAAAATTAGTTGTAAATGATTGTTCATATGAAACTGTAGGATTAAGAACAAAGAAAGGTTCTTTGGCTAAGAACATCGCTTGCAAGTATGGAGATATGTTGATTGATGTTCAAGACGGAGACTTAACTATAAAGGCAAGAAATGTTAGATTTGAAGTTGGTGATGAGATGACCGTTGATGTTACTGGACAACTCTATGTGAGAAGTCCAATAACTAACTTAGAAGGAAACACTGCGAATATATTATGTGTGGGTAAGTTAAGTATGGGTGGAAACTTTGTTGATCTTAGTGCTGGTGTTGAGATCAGTATGGGAACTCAGACGGACAAGAAACAAGGAGGTTTCTTGGGAATGATACTATCGTTTGCAGACAGATTCAAGGATTTCTTATAGATGGCAGTAACAAGTTCGATACAAATGATCGGCGACAAGTGTGTTGTCGGTGCTTTAGATCTATCATTTTTGCCAGGCGTACCAAAGGTTTTTCCAGGCACACTGGTTGCTAATGGTCCTGTTTACTTTGGATTAGTTCCAAACCCAGGCGTACCTTTGGCAACTGTTATGATAGGACCTCCCATAGGTTTACCTACACCACTATCTCTACAGGTTCATGGTATATCTAATTACTTCGGTATATTAAACGTAATTGCAGTTAGTAATTTCACAGGATTATGTACGAAGTTTGGTATCACAATTAGAAACTCAGCAAGTATAACTAACGGTGTCAATACTAAGAATGCTCTCAATCTAGGAAATGCACCATCAGTATTTAATGGCAGCATAACTGTGATGGGGAGGATTGATTGTCTTGGTAAGATTCTTGTTGGTGGTAATGTAACATGTGCCACTATCAGAGCGGCCAGAGGAGAATTTGCTAGTGTTGCTGCACCATTTAAGTTCTTTGATATACCGCACCCAAGTAAAGAGTTCCCACATAGATTGAGATATTCCTGTTTAGAAGGACCAGAGATAGGTGTATATTTAAGGGGAATCTTAAAAGGCGATAATGAGATAGAATTACCATACTACTGGAAAGATCTTGTAGATGAGGATTCTATCACAGTGCAACTAACTCCTATTGGAAAACATCAGAACTTGTGTTATAATATCGCCAGAATGAAAGATAAGACCAGTATATTGATTAATCCTCACGAGTTTAATTCACGTTATATTCATTGTAGTTACATAGTTTATGCTGAACGTAAAGACGTTAAGAAACTTGAAACAGAATATGAGGGAGCAGTAGAATGACAATAGATCCACAAGAAATAGGTAAAAGACTAAGAGAGCAAAGAGAAACTACAAAGACTGAAACCAGTTCTCTCAACGAACAGTTGGCACTAATTGATGTAAAGATTGATGAGTATGATGAACTAATTAATAAAATTGATCAAAAAATACCACCATTAATTGACCCAATCAATCAAAAGATTACTGCTGTACAACAGGCATATCTTAATAGAATATCTCATGGATGTAGAAGTGATTTAACTTGGACACAGGTAGAAACTAGAGAGTACAGATATTACAACAGGAATAATAGGCCATCTGTAACTTATGAAGTTACAAAAGATCCCAACACATTTAGATTCTTAGGATACTATGGACCTAAGTTCTACAAGTTTCCTAAAAACATGGATTACTCTGCAAACGTTGTAGAAACTATTGATAAGGCTGATGCTAATGTAGGTAGTAGTGCTCTGATATTACTTGACGATGATGCAGAAACTTTAGCTGGATTCACTACAGGTAGACTATCTGGTATTAAAACAGGAGACTTCATAACAGATAGTCTTGACAGTCCTACAGTATTTTTAGCAGGAGCTGGAACATCTGTTACTGGTTTTGGATTGACAGACTACGCTGCATATAATTATCCTGTGAGTGGATTCTGCACAACAGGAGACAACAAACTCTATGCTGATCAGAAAATAGGATTCATTACTTCATTTAGTCTAGGTGACGAAGTTTATGCTTCTCCAGATAAAGCTGGTTTAGGAATAATTGCAGCTGGAACTACAATTACAGGATTTGGAACTGCTGTTGGTATTACAAGTATATTTGACAATGAGACAGGAATAACTACTGCGGTGGAAGTAGTATATGACTTTGCCACTTTAAGTAACGTAGTTACCAATTCTATTGACCCACAGATAGGCACTTCATTCTATGTTGGTGTAGTATCATCATATTACTTTGCAGAACTCAGTGCCCAACCATCTGCCCCAGGCATTAACAGTTCGTTTATAGTTGTAAGGCCTGGAAATTTGGAAGATATAGAATTTGAATCTAGTAAAAATCCAGTAGACCCAGTAGAGATAGGTATAGCAAGAGGTGCTAACATAGGTAAAGGACATAAGTTAGAACTTACGAACAACGGAGATCCAGATATAATTGCTAAGTGGAGAGAAATTTTAGATCAACCAGAGCCTCTTGTTGGTGCTGGTAGAGTAGAATATTATGTAGGAACAACACAATGGCCTACTATATCAATAAGAGGAGCTGATGGGGATGTCACTACTACACATGCAAGTTTAGGACAAAGACTTGTGATAAGTGGTATTGGATCTATAACTGCTGCAATAGGATACACAGGAAACCCTCCAGGCGGAAATATTCCAAACGATTGTGGAGCATACGATCAAGCAATAGTGGATGCGGAAGATGAAATGAATAATATTATTCAACAAAATGTACCTAGAATCAACCACTATATAAATGGAGCAGACTCGTTGCGTAGTCTAAGAAATGATGATGAAACTACTGCATGGGGATACTTGCAAGCAATAGGATATAATAATGCCAAGGCAAGTAAACAAATAAAACAAGCAGAAGCAGTAGAAGACTTTGATTGGGACGACATTCTAAACTCAAATTAACATGCCTTTTTATCCATACTGGTCAGTTTATGACGGACTAGGACAAAAATATTGTGATTGTAGTCACGAAAAATATGCCATCACCACTCTACAATTACATGAGGGTGAGGGATTTACTTACAGAAGAGTAGATGCACCTAAACCATTGCCACCTGAGATCATTGATGTAGATGCACAAAAAGATAAAGAATTGCCTGGGCAACAAGGATTACCTTCCGCAACAGAAAGATTGCACGAGGACATGAGAAAGGCAATCATAGATGCCGCCGTAAACGGTTATGAAAAAGTATTAGAAAAAAGTGATTCACAGAAATTAGATGATTTACATTGATGGAAATAGAGAGTTTCTAGATTGGTCAAAGTATGATCTATCTAAAGATGAAATCTATGTTATAGACAACTTATTCCCAGGCTGGTTTATTCACCATGTACATGATATGGTGATGACTGGATATAATTGGTTCTGGGGTCATACCAGTGGATATGCTGAAGATGGTAGAGATGTAGGTGCAGATCCTACATGGACAGAAGCACCAGCCTTAAAACAACAGATATTCCCACCAGAAAGAAATGACGTTGCACAGGATAGTGCCTTTAGAATGATCTACAGTGCAGTTATGCACACTCTCCCATTCAAGGTAGAACTTGGAGAGATAATGATAAACGGACAACAGTGGATACATAATACAACGCCACATCAAGATTGTACATGTGATAACGGACTCAGTTTTTGTTACTATGTCAATAAACACTGGGAACCTGATTGGGGTGGACAGTTAATGTATAAGTTAAATGATGAATGGCAAGGAATAGACCCTGCCCCAGGCAGAATTATATTCTTCAAGGGAAATATATGGCATCATGGTATGCCACCAAATGAAAAATATCGTGGACTAAGAGCAAGTCTAGTGTATAAAACAATGAGAACTGACCCTCTACCTTCAAAATGAAAAAAGAAATCTTTAGTATCCCTATCTTTGAAGATAAGGTTGAACTTAGTAAATTTGATGATATTCCCTTTGCACCACTAGAACCAACGTGGGATTCGGGAGTTCCGTCTAGTTTTGGAACTCAGAAACCAGAAGAGGTTCCGACAACAGTATGGCAATATTTGTCAGAGGTTGTTGAGAGAAACCTATACCCAGCTCAATTGATGGGCAAGGATGCTAGGTTTGGACATATATGGAAGAATGTTTATCAAAAACATGACTATCAAGATGCTCACATACACCCTCATAGTCAGTGGAGTTTTGTGATTTATGTTGATGTGACATCAAGAACATCTTTCTTTAATCCTTCAATCCATAACATTCAGAATCACTTTGGTTGCACTTTACCTCAATTTGCGTTAGACTATAAGCCGCAGTTAGGACCTGGAAGTATAATTATATTTCCATCATTCTTAATGCACATGGTAAACTCAGGCAATGAGGGAACTACAATATCTGGAAACATTTACATGGACTACTCATGACTGAAAACAATAGAATGACAAGAGAAGAGTATCTTAAGAGATGCGAGGAAGTAGAAGATACTGCCTACGCAGAACAGGGACACCCTCAGTCATTTGGAAACAACTTACTTCTCCAAAACATTGATGCCTTTGGAAAAGAGATTGCAAAAATATCTCATTCAGTAAGGGCACTGGAGAGATCGGCTAATGATGCTGAACTTCGGATTATTGGCCTTGAAAAAGAAATTGAACTACTAACTAGGGAGGTTGAAATTGGTAAAACGCACACTCACGATTCAAAAGAAGAACCCACAACATAATCAAATCTGGGAATGGGAAGAAACTCCAGAGTTAGCGGCATATATTGCCAAACAAACTGGTAGTAAGGTGCTAAAAGATGGTCCTAAAGTACCCGAATCTTAAAGATCATATATTTGAATATGATTTGCTATCTCATCAGGAATGTGATGAGATAGTTTCTTATTTGGATTCTCGTGAATGGGGAGACTTCATGTGGTATCAGGATCATGAACAGGTTGATCTTGATAAAGAATCAAAGATGAAGTCAACTGTAAATTGCCCAGAAGCATCAGACATAATACAACCTCATATAAATGATGAGTTGCATCATGCCTTTCATGAAAAATATAATTATTATAGTATTGGATCTGGCGGCGGTGGTTCATTCTGGGAAGCTAGCTCTGGTATAAAATTCAATAAGTATGCTGTTGGCGATTATCTTAGTCCTCACTACGATCATATCCGAGACTTCTTTCAAGGACAATTTAGAGGGATACCAGTTACCAGTGTGGTGGGTGTATTGAATGATGACTTTGAAGGCGGTGATTTTGTATTCTGGGAAGAACACACTGTCAATATAAAGAAGGGAAGTGTGTTAGTATTTCCAGCACTGTATTTGTTTCCACATGAAGTCACTCCAGTTACAAAAGGAGTTAGATATTCTTGGATACAATGGATTGTATAGTCCTGATGTACGACTCAAAAAGACATGTAGGTGGTGCCACCGATATTTTGGACAGGGGTTCGACTCCCCTCACCTCCATAAGCTAGGGGGTGCAATGGTTTCGACAGGGTACAAGGAGCATGACT